TGTTGGACAAGTGGAGAGCGAAGAAACAATCAAAGCAGCCTTTGACTTTTATGAGTCATGTAAAAAAGGTGCAGTGAGAGCTAATCACAAAAACGAAGAACAAGTAGAAAAAACTCCATTTTAGTATGGACATACTTGACAAGACCTTGGGAGAGTTTGTAGAACTCTTCCAAGGCTCTACTACATATTTTGGTGCTTCCGTACCTCTAGGTCACAGACGTGATCGAGATGGTAAGCAAGAATTCAGACATTGGGTTGAACCTAAACCCATGACCAAGGATGATTGGTTACAACATTTAAAAGGAGAAAAATATTATGGAAGTGTCCCTATCAGAGATGATAATTCATGTAGTTGGGGGGTCATCGATGTTGATCGCTACAATATACAACATAAGGAAGTTATATCAATTATACGGAAAAGAAAGTACCCGCTCGTCCCATTCAGATCAAAATCCAACGGACTCCATTTAATTTTATTTATTGATGGTGTTGTTGCAGCATCATCTATGAGAAAAAAATTATTAGAGATTGCATCAGACCTTGGGGTAAATGATACGACAACAGATATTTACCCTGCGCAAGACGAAGTTGATTTGACTCCTGAAAGTTGGGATCAAAAAAGAAAAGGCAACTTTGTTAACTTACCATATCAAAGAGCTCATATGACGACTAGAGTTGCAATGGATAACGATGGCAACTCAATAAAATTAGAAAATTTATTTAAGTTTGTATCTGAATACAGGCTTACACCTGCACAATTTAAAAAATTAAAAGTATTTCAAGATGACGAAACAAAAGATTACCCACCGTGTGTTGTTAATTTTATGAAAAACAAAGTACAAAAAGGTGAAGGCCGTAATGATGCTATGTTTAATGTTGCAGTGTTAGCAAAAAAAATAAATCCCGATCCTGTTATGTACCAAGATTGGACAAGAAATATGATGTTAAAAGTTTGTAGTGAACCACTTCATCCACAAGAATTAAATAATATTTTTAAAGGTGTAGAAAACAAAGAATATACTTACAAATGTAAAACATCTATTGCTAGAATGCATTGTTCATCTGCAACTTGTTTGAGAAGACAGCATGGTATTGGCAAGAATGAAGCTTTACCTGAAGTTGGTAAACTTACAAAAGTAAATTCATATCCTGAACCTTATTGGATTTTACCTATACAAGGCAAATCTATAAGACTATCAACAAAACAATTATATCAACAGCAACTGTTGGGAGAAGCATTATTAAATTATGATATTGTTTGGAGATCACTTAAACCCACAAAAAGAGATCCAGATCCCTACAGAGATTGGCTTGAGGAGTTGATGTCTAATAAACAAGACATGGAAGGTTTTGACGGAATAGAGGAACTTGAAGATGTGTTTAATTCTAGAATGTCTAGGTTTCTTGAGGACGTGGAAGATACTACAGAGTTTGATCAGATTGACAGTGGTAACATTTGGAAGGACGATATAGAAATGAGATTTAAACTTGAAACCTTTAAAAACTTTATGAAAAAAATGGGTTATAATTGGAACGAAAAAGAATGTACAAAATTTTTAGAAACAGGAGGTGCACAACCAAAGTCTAAATTTAAAGGTATTCAATCTAGACATTGGGTAGTAGCATTACCAAAACAAAGTGAACACAAAAACAAAGATGTCAAATTCGTTAAAGCAAAAGCTGCGTGGGAAGACAATTAAAATATTTGGACCTCCAGGTACAGGTAAGACAGAGAACTTACTTAAAAGAGTGCAGCGTTATTTAAAAAAAGGATTTAGTCCTGATGAGATTTGTTATATCTCATTTACAAACAAAGCTGTTAACGAGTGCGTTGCAAGAGTAAGAAAAAGATTTAAAGAATATGATGAAGATGATTTTAAATATTTTAGAACATTACATTCTTTGGCCCGGCAACAGTTTGCTGAGATTCCTGTATTAGATCCAAAGGCTGACATGCTAATGTTCCACACACAGTATGGGACTATCAAAGTTAATTACAAAGATGGACATGATGATGCGAAAGTTTATAGCAATTGGTCTTTACAAATATATGACAGAGCAAGAAACATGAAAGTTGATCCTGTGTGGTTATACAAACAACAATCTAGAAAAGCCGTGAGGTTGCAGCAGTTTAAATCAATTATTAATGGTTATGAAGAATTTAAAACTATGGAATTGGAAAACGGACAACGGACACCCGACAGATTAGATTTTACTGACATGGTTCAAAAGTTTATTGATGATGGTGTGTCTATTCCATTTAAAGTGCTAATGGTTGATGAAGCTCAGGACTTGACACCTTTACAATGGGATTTAGTGGTGAAGTTATCAAAGGCAGTAGACAGAGTTTATATTGCAGGTGATGATGACCAAGCTATCTACGAATGGAATGGTGCTGATGTTACTTTATTTCAAACCTTTCCTGGTAAATCACTTGTGTTAAAAAAATCTGTCAGATTAAATAAAAACATACATCACTTCTCAAAATGTTTGTTAAATTCTATGGGTGATAATCGTGTAGAGAAAGAATTTTATTCTAACGGTAAAGAAGGTAAAATTTATAGATGGAATGGGTTGAAGAAAATACCATGGAGTCTTGAAGGTGATTGGATGGTGTTGGCTAGAATCAATGATGTAAAAAGAGAGCTGCAGCAGGAGGCAAAAGATCTTGGCCTGTACTATCAAGATCAAAAAAATAATAAATCTTTTGATCCGAATCAGTTTCATGCAATTAATTATTGGGAGAAAATTTGTGAAGGTGGCAGCATAAATAGAGAAGAAGCTGTAACAATGTACGAGTATTTATTAAATATAGATCACGGATACAGGTCAGCGGACAGTAAAAAATGGTCTTTTGCCCATCCAAATCAAGTCTTTACATTTGACGAATTACATTTAAGGTGCGGTATGCGTGATGAAAAAAGTTCTTGGAATCAAGTATTTAAGAGAAAATTTAAAGACAAAGATAAATTATATTTTCAAAAACTTATGAAGGAAGGTGTTGATTTGAATTTACCACCAAAAATAATTATTGATACAATACATCAAGTTAAAGGTGGAGAAGCAGATAATGTTGTCCTGGCGAGTAAATGTAACTTTCCATCGCATTACGATAAAAAAAATCTAGCAGATAAGGTTAAAGAACTTAGGGTTTGGTACACAGGTGCTACAAGATCTAAACAGACGCTGCATCTGTTAGGAACGTACCATCAATATAATTTTCCATTAGGAAAATATTTTAAACTATATGAGGCTAATTATGTTTAGAAGAGCTATCATTCAAGCTTTAGAAGATAGATACAACGCTCAGATATCTGAGGCAGAGGCTACAATAAAAATATATATGGAAAAGCCAGTTGGGATCGGAGAGCATCCTCAACATTTAGATGAGATAGATAAATTAATGGATAAGATAGCACAAGCAGAAGAGAAATTAAAAACTTTACAAATGTTTAAGATATGAGAGATGATTTGATGGTCCAACAACAAGTTGGAACTAAGTGGCAACATATGGTGGGTGTGATATGTCTTAATCAAACAGGACGTAAAAAAGTAAAAAAAGTTTTACCAATTTTTTTTAAAAAATTCCCTGACCCACACACTTTATTGAGGTCAAATATTGATGAAATTGCTGAGATTTTGAAAGAATTAGGTATGAAATATGTACGATCTCATAGGATCTGGAGGATGTCTGAGGACTATTTAAAGTGGGATGGTGAAGACGCAACACAATTATTTGGTATCGGTAAATATGGCAGTGACAGCTACGAGATATTTTATAAAAATAAGATACCAAACAATGTACAGGACAAAGAATTAAAAAGATATCTAAAGGAAGAAGGAGGTGAATATGACGAACAAAGATATGTTTGATGATGCTTTCCCACAAGATAAACAGATCGGAGGATCTCACTATAAATTTTTTGAGATTCAACCTTATGAATTTATTGCAAAAAATGATTTAAGTTTTTTTCAAGGTAATGTGGTGAAATACGTTTGCAGATACAAATATAAAAATGGAATAGAAGATTTAGAAAAAATAAAACACTATTGTGATTTAGAAATAAAAAAACTAAAAGATGCTAAAAAAAAATGACTCATCAGTTAAATTTTGTATATAACGACAGTGATTGGATAGCTCCAGCTGAGTATCCTGATCTAAGACAAGCCAAAGAGATAGCAATTGACCTGGAGACTAAAGATATAAATATTAAAACAAAAGGTGCAGGTTGGGCAACCTTTGATGGAGGTATCGTAGGTTTTGCAGTAGCTGCTCTTGGACAGCAGTGGTATTTCCCAATTCAACATGATGCAGGTGGTAACATGGATTTAGGTATTACTACGGCTTGGTTTCAAGATGTTTTAAAACTACCAGCTACAAAAATATTTCATAATGCAAGTTATGATGTAGGTTGGTTATTAATAAATGGTTTTGAAATACGTGGACAGATAGTTGATACCATGATTGCAGCAGCGTTAATTAATGAAAATAGATATAGTTTTAGTTTAAATGCATGTGCAAAAGATTATTTAGGTGAAATAAAAAATGAAACTTTTTTAAATGAAAAAGCAAAAGAGTGGGGTATAGATCCTAAAGCTGATCTTTGGAGATTACCTGCAGGTTATGTTGGGTTTTATGCTGAGCAAGATGCAGGTCTAACTTTAAGATTGTGGGAAAGATTTAAAACAGAAATTTCTAAACAAAGTTTAAATGATGTGTGGGAGATGGAAATGGAGCTACTTCCAATATTAATTGAAACAAGAAGACGTGGAATTAGAGTTGATGAAACAAAGGCTGCAGGTTTAAAAAAAGAATTTGTTTCACGTGAAAAAACAATTTTACAAGAAATAAAAAAACAAACTACATTGGATGTTGATATTTGGGCAGCAAGAAGTGTGGCTCAAATCTTTGACAGAATAGGTGTTGATTACCCACGGACACCGAAAAGTGATGAGCCTAGTTTTACCCAAAATTGGTTAGTAAATTGTGATAACCCGATAGCGCAACTAATAAGACAAGCAAGAGAAATAAATAAATTCCATTCAACATTTATAGACTCCATTCAACGTTATGTTCACAAAGGTAAGATACATTCTGAAATAAATCAACTAAGATCTGACCAAGGTGGAACTGTGTCAGGACGTTTATCATATTCCAATCCCAATTTGCAACAGATCCCTGCAAGAAACAAAGAGTATGGAGATAAAATTAGAAGTTTATTTTTACCTGAAGAAGGTAAGCAATGGGGCAGCTTTGATTATTCACAACAAGAACCAAGATTGGTAGCTCATTATGCAGCGTCTGTGAATGATCATTTTGAAGGTGCTGCTGAATTCATTGAAGCTTACAAAAATGAGTCTGCAGATTTTCACCAAATCGTTGCTGACATGGCAGGAATAACTAGGACTCAGGCTAAAACAATTAATCTTGGATTATTTTATGGGATGGGGAAGGCCAAACTTGGTAAAGAACTAGGTATTTCAAAAGATAGAGCTGAAACTTTATTAAGACAATACGGAGAAAGAGTCCCATTTGTTAAAAAATTAGCTACAGATGTGTCTAGCTCTGCTTCTAAATATGGTTTTATTCGCACAATAAAGGGTCGTAAATGCCGATTTGACATGTGGGAGCCTGCTACCTTCGGAATGAATAAAGCAATGCAATACGAGGAGGCTAAGGCTATTTATGGAAACAACATCAGAAGGGCCTTTACTTACAAAGCTCTAAATAGACTTATTCAAGGATCAGCTGCTGACCAAACAAAGGAAGCTATGATACAATGTCATAAGGCAGGATATAAACCTTTATTACAAATTCATGATGAGCTTTGTTTTTCAATTGATAAAGAAGAAGACATAAAAAATGTAAAGGAGATAATGGAAAATGCAATCGAAAGTCTTAAAGTACCTTCCAAAGTTGATATTGCACTCGGACGATCCTGGGGAGAAGCTAAGGAATAGTAGCCCCTGCAAAACTTGCAAGGGCCAAAAAGTTATTTTTGAGATTGAGGATCTTGAGATTGTTCGGAAGGATCCGTGTCCTCAGTGTTCTCCGACTCCTTCTCTTCTTCGATCTTACGCAGCTTTCTAAGTTCTGCATAATAACTTGGGTGTTTCCATTCAAACATTTTTGCTCTCCTTATTTTTTTATTTACTATTATACCACGAGCAATTTTTCACTTTTTTATTTTATTGAATAATAGACGACCTCCTGTTGCAGGGGTTTTATTCTAGATGCGACACTGAATGCTTTTTACGAAAATTTAGAGCGCAGTAGTCTTGGGAAAAAAATTGATTTTTTTTTAGCTAGTCTAGCTAGCTATATCTAGAAGACCTTTTTTAGCGTCTTCAACACTTTGTTCATTGATCTTAACTTTAAGATCTTTGATTTTAATATCGATCCACTTCATATCAGGCGTTACTCTACCTTGTTCCAACGCTTTGCCCGCCCACTTGGACTCCAATTGAAGTTTCTCCGTTATTAACTTTTGTAGTTGCATCTCGGTCAACCTCCTCGAAGGTTATGAAAAGTTTGTCGGGATTTAAAAAACCACCAGCATCCTTCTCTGTTGTTTCTCCTGACTCAACCTTCTTACTAAACGTGTCAAGAGCAGCCTTATCGTTCTCAGCCTCAAGCATCTCATCAATTAATATGTTTTTATATTTTGCTTGGACGCGATATAGCTTCATACATCATTATATATCAAAATGTGACCTAAATGCAACTATGTGGTCAATTTAGGTTTTTTGGGAGGAACTACAGGTTTTGGTACTTCTACAGGTCTACATTCGAATTTTACCACTATTTTTTGATTTTCTACATATTCATTGTCCCATTCTTCTGTTTCTTCTAATGATTTAAAAGTGCCATGAGCTACTCGATAACCATACTCTACACAAGCTGTATGACTATCAAATGAAAAACCTGGTATATGATTACTTGGACAATGATTAGTAACCATGCTGCACATATATAAAACTAACACAAATTTTGTCATAAAATCCTATATTATCTTATAGTATTT